GCCGTCTAAATAACGCTATTCTTAGAGAGTAGTACATTAAGACATAAACATTGTATCAAAAAAATAAAGTCTAGCTACAAGAGCTAGACACACGCGCACACTCACACACACGCTCTTATTTGTAACCATGGCTCTTAGCATAATCACATCTTTCACATAAACAAGCATCACATAAACATCTTACTGCTCCTTTTCGGCATCGACTTCCGCAATCTTCGCATTTCATCAGTAAACACCCTCTTCTATATGTTTGTGGAAGCGTTCCCAATCGAATCTTGGGTTGTCTTCTGCAAGAACAGTGCCAATTAGAGAAGCTACATATTCCCTGTTGCTTTCATCCTTAATCTTGGCGACTGCTTCTGCGAAGGCTATGAAGTGCTTTCTAGTCATCATTCTTCCACCTCACAATCCGGACATTCAGACCAAAATGAATAACTTATGCCGTGTTTCTTACAAATTTTCATTCTTCCACCTCACAGGTACACTTCTCGTTAGCCATCTCACATCTAAATGCGATAGGGTCCAACTTTCTAAGGATTCTTGCTCTTGAGAATGTTAGTTCTCCAATTACACAATCTCCGAATATCTCATCTATGTACTCTTCGAAGGCGTCTTCATCACAAGCTAGACATTTCATTCTTCCACCTCATCGAAGATGTATGGCGCCAACTTTGCGCCTAATTCAGTTATACTTTCTTTTAGGTTGTTCAATTTTATCAAATTCATCAACTCCTGGAGAGATCTACTCTCCCGGAGGGGAGAGAGAGATGTTGAGCGAGTAGGAGCGAACTCTTTAAGATAACTTCGTCTCAACGAACGTTTTCTTATTGAGTTTAGCTCCGTATTTGAGCGAAACGATCTATAAAAGTGTGATGAAGCCCAAGAATAGTCCCACAGCTAGAGAAGCCTCTAGTGCCAAGTGGAATAGAGCCATTGTGTTTTGATCCATTTGCATTTACACCTCCTTTTTAGTGAATGGGTTAGGTATTACCCAGCCCCCTAGTCCTGCAATAGCTGCTATAGTTGTTGTTAGCAGGACGCCGTTAATTCCCTGAGAAAGAGCATAAACTTCTAAGATGGTGATGCAAATTATGGCTGTAGATACTACTTGCCACTGCTTGGGTTGAATTCCGATTCCCTTTCACCCCCCAAAGGACTATCTTTCGACTCATCTGTGAGTAAATTTCCTATAATGTCTCTTGGGAATTCTAATTCTATTTTCAGTCCTAACTGAGATTCTATATTCTCCTCTAGGAACTGCTGGTTGAACTCTACCATTTGTTGGAATGCTAAATATAATATTTTAGAGGAAGCCTCTGTTGTGTCCTTGCCCATGCCCATTATGACCTCTGGGACTCCCTCTGCTATGAGGAACTGTTGCATGAGCATTTGTATCCAAGGTAGTGGGTCCAAGGTAGCAAACTGTGGTATTGCTACCCTCTCGATGTTGTCCACGACGTCCCGTGGAATGATCATGTTCTCGCCAAGCTTTACTGCCTTGTCCATCTTCTGTTTGAATGCAGTTAGTTCTGTCGTATCATCTGAGTCTACGGAGACAACTAGCAATGGCTTGACATATCGGTGGAAGACTGTGCGCATGTCCCTAAAGCTCTCGTTCCTTGCGTCGATTATGTCCTTACACTGCTCTACAGTCCCTCTCCCATGTATTTCCCCATCTAAGTTCTGCCACATTAGGTGGAACATCTCCTCCGGCTTCCACGTTGCCGAAGGTTTCTTAGAGCTAGTGTCGTCCCATTGCTCGTACCTCGTGATAATACCTTTCTTTGTAGCTATGACTTTGATAGTTTCTGGGGCGAGAGGCTTGAGATTGATTACTCGTCCGGACTTGTTACGAACAATCTCAGCATAAGCGTCTCCCCCGACAGTGTAGGTACGGACTAGGTTGTTTAAAATTAGATTGAAAGTCTGTTTACCGTTTCCAGTAAATCTTTTTAAAATTTTAGAGACTGATCCTGAGGCAGTGAATCCATTACCTACTGTCCACATTGCCTTACGGTCAATGACAGCCCGGAGCTCTGCTATCTTGTTATAATATCCCTTCCACTTTAGAAACTCTGCTTGGTATGTGGTCTCGTTGGCCGTAGCTTGTGGTACGTTTATATGATCATCTACTGATCTAGTGAATGACTGATCTGAATCATCAAAATCATTCGTGTTCATTGATGTTGTGTCTGCTGATCCTATTGATCCTCTAGGCATTTTCTTCCCATCCCATAATTGTTGCTCTTGCTGTTGTACTTGACTGCGAGGCCTCTATCGTTATGTTTGTACTTGCTGCTACCTTTATTGGCATTGTGAATGGTATTGCCATGTGTGCAGATTGTAGTTCGCTCCCTGATATCTGTTTTGATATCTCTAATTGCATAAGTGTATCCGATCCTGCTTTCAATACTGCGACTGGTGATGATGATGTGTTATGTGTTATGATGTTCATATTAGCATGAGTTAAATAAAATGTCTTTCCAGCAGTTACAGTGTGTATCGTTGAGACTGTCGGAGAAGCAAACGCAGTTTCTATTATCTGCGTTTCATTCCTTGCTGCTTGTTCGAAGTCTGTCTGGATTTGTGACTTTAAGATTGATGGCTCATCCTGTCTCACTTGTGTCTTCTTCCCGAATATGTCCTCTCCCCCTAAGTTCAATGCCATTAAGCTCCTTGTATGTACTCTACAGTCCCTCCTTCTCTGAGTACCTTTTCTATTTGCTTCATCCTGAATACGTGTATGTTGACCATGCTTTCTGCTTCTACTCTACTTGTGAATCCAGCCATGTTGTATGCTATCAGTGTCATGCCAGCATACCTTGCAGCCCACTCTGAGAACATTCTCTTAACATCTTCGTTGAGTGCTGAATAATTATCTACTATGTTGTATCCCATTAAATTTGAGAGATAAGATTCTGCCTGCGCGGCTAAAATATTTCTATTGGCTTCTGTATCTCCTGTAGAATCTACATTTTCGCCCGCCATTAAGGCGATCTCGGCTTCTGTTACTATTGTCCCCGTGTAGGCCATGCTAAAACGAATCAATGAATAAATTTAAACCTTTCTGTTTTAGACACCAGCACGCACGCACCAACGCCTCCGTTATGTGTGAGTCTTTACCAAATATCCTAAATCTCCCGGTCTCAGTGTAATCAAACTGTACATTCTTCATCGAGTGAATCAATCTTACATCGTGTTTGAAACTAACTTCTTGATTTTCCATCAAGACTAATAAATGAGAATACAGATCTTCTTTTAATATTCTTTTTTGCTTACCTTCCTTGTCTACTGACCTGCTGCTATTGTTTAATCCGATAACTTTCCTTCCAAATGATTCTATCAATGAATCTGTGACTCCTCCTCCGACTCCGGCGTCGTCTATGAATATCTTTTTGAATTTATATTTCTTATTCCAGACTTTGATACGTCCGACGGTGTCGGTTAATGCCTTTCTCTCTGTTGTTTCTATCTTTATAATCCTCAGATTCTTTTTGTATAACTCCGCAAAGACGAAAGCATTTTCATCTCCTCCGTACCGAGCTACATCTACTCCAAGATAATAACTTTTCACTGGACTATAGTGACTCTTGTAATCCCAGCTGATAAAGTTCGAACATCTTTTTATCAGTGACGTCTTGAAAAATTGATTATAATCATCTATGAATTGCCCTAGATACTCTTGAGCATACTCCAATTTGGTCATCCTTCTTTTCTCCTTCATCAAGAAGGTTTTGGGGATACGCCTACACTGCTCCGACGTCACATGAATTGCCAAGAAGTCTTTATCTCCGAAGCTATCGTAGTAGTATCCCCCTTTCCCGAAAGGTGTGGACAACAGGATGATGTGGCCATAGCCCCTCTGTTTTTGTGATACTGCCAACATGGGTATTACCGCAATCCACACTTGCTCAGGAATATAAGCTGCTTCATCAGCGATGAGCAGATCTATAGTGTACCCTCGTATGAAAGCTCCAGTCTTTCCAGTAGGTACACAGTGAATAGTTGATCCATTCTTTAGATCAATCCTAGTTTGAGTTGGCTCCTTAGAATATATGCTTGCTTCAAGCTCCAATTCTCGCTTCTCCCTCCGGGTTAAACCCAATAAATCTACCTTCGAGAAGGCCCTTTTCAATTTCTGCTCATCATCGTGGTCAAAATGTGATCTTATCTTCTCGAATAATAGAGAACTCTGCCTAAGGCCGGCAGCAATTACTAATGTTGTTGTTCCCGCATTTCTACAGGCAAATTGATACGCTTTGAGAGCAACAATTGTCGACTTACCTACTTGTCTCCCACACCTCATCGTAATGTTGCCTTCGTAGGTTAATACTCTCTTTTGCCAGTCGTCTAATTCTAGCTCTTCCTCCATCACAGATCTTCTTCTTCAAATATAGTCTCTAGCTCAAGATCGCCATCAACAATGGTGCCGATAGCAAGATATTTGATACGACCACTGTCCCAGTAGACAGCGTAGCCTTCGAAGTCTTCGATATAGATACCTGTTCTATATAGTCTATCCGGCTCATCGTACCTCTTATACATTTTGAAGTCGTTGTTGCACATATTTCTTAGACTCAAGCTTCCTTTTTATTCTTTGCTTTTTTCTTGAGTCTGCTAACTTCTTCTTGTGCTGTCTTTCTAGCGTCATTGCAATAGACTTTATATGATAACCTCCCTTTTATCCCTGCTACTTCTTCTTCTATCTTAGCCATGTACTCGTCGTCCCGGGCTAGCTGCTCCATGCGCTGCTTGAGTAGAGCTTTAAACCCCTTCTTCCCGAATGGATATTTCTTATTCATCTTCCAAGTCCTCCTTGTGTAGATGTTTATCACACTTTGACGGATGACCTGCTCCACATACCTTACAAACCCAATAATATGCCATTACTTTAAGTCCTCCTCTGTGAGATTGAAAAACGTCATAATCCATTCCTGTTTTCTGTATGAAATAGCATCCCAATATGTAGCATTATCTATATCTTCTTGAATATATTTTATCCATTTGATAGCTTCTTCCTTCAATTCAATTCTACTGCATAACTTATCACGATTAATAAATTCGGATTTAAACTTAGGTTTTTTCATGTCCTTCAGCGTCTTTAGTTTAGTCATTGTTCACCTCCAACATTGTACCGTCTTGCTTCAATGCTCCATAGTCTATCAAGACTCTCACGTATTCGAGGACTGTCCTCCTAGACAGTCCCCAATCTACACAACAGGCAGCTATAAGTTGGTTACGATCAATCGGCACTTGGCAGCGTCGTTTGATCTGGTGAATCCTCGATTTTCTTTCCGCACTCATCGCACAAGTCCCTCCTATATGCTTCAGTGTGACATCCACACCGGCCTTCACAGGCACACCCTCTCACGGAGTCCCTAATCGCCTTAATCCCTTTAAAGAAAGGTTCACAATGACACTTATACTCAGTCGCCATTCTCATGCTCCCAGATCTCTTTTAGACCTTCGTGTTCTTCATCAAACCACAGCATGTCTCTAGCTTCGATCTCAGCTAGCGTCAATGCAGCCATCTTCGTAAACTACCTGACGCATTTCCTTACCGACCTTTTGATTAACTGTAACCAAAGTCCCTTTGTACCCTGTTAGATCGGATAGATTAAATCCGCCCTGCTTCCTTGCTATGAACTCAATAGATGTTCTGTTAGCAAACCATTCCATTTGTTGTCCCCCGATTTCAATCGTGAGGATTGGCTTAATCACTGTCTTGTCTCTGTCTCTTGGATGTTGTACTTCTCTGTTCTCTGCTTTTACGACTACATAACTGGTGTCTTCCAATGTGGAGACAAAATCACCTGTTATTCTGTCGAATCCTGCAATTCTTTCTTCTACCATTTTTAATTCCTTATGACTTCTGAATCATAGCCACATCTCCTACAGAAATATCCCCCGCTAACCCGGCGAGATAGATTTGTACTCTGACATCGGACACAATTCTGAAATTCCATGTCTATCTCTCTATCTCTGTCTATTTAAGTGTTCTCTCTCATTTCGTGATAGCTAATTCACCTACCTATCTCATTTCAGAAGGGCTAGTGCGGACTCAATTTTCTTTATCTTATCTTGCAAAGAGGCCTTCTGTTGTTCCAGTTGCTCCTTTGTCTGTGTGTAAGTCTGAGATTCCTCAAGTACAATCGTCGTCTTGACTGCGTCTATCGTCTCATTCTCGTTGATCTGTACCGCTACCTTCTCTAAGTTTTCTGATTTAATTTCTGCCATAGTATTAGTGTGCCTCCCATGCTGCACCTGCTGCATTCCATATCCACAGCGTGCCGGCAGTCCCGAGAGGGATGTTTGGTGTTGCGTTATCCCAAACCGCTTCACCGTCGGCTATCCCCGCAGGGACCGGAGCTCCTCCAGGAGCTGCATTGAAACAGAAGTTTAGTACATTGAAGCCAGCTGCTCCAAAGTCAACGGCTGCACCAAATACAGCCCCTCCGCTCCCGGTAAATACTCCTGAACATGCTAGAGTTCCTGTTACTCCTACAGCTCCTGCTGAATAATCTATAAGCTGTGCCCCGTTTATTGCTAGTCCTAAATTATTAACTGCTTGTTGGTAAAAACCATCTTCTCCTGTACCGATCCGTAGGGCCGGGGTAGCTACTGTCCCAGCTACATTTGATCCGTCTATGATCACTTGCCCTCCTTCCGTATCGTTCGTGTTCTTGATGACCCTTAACCAATCCTTATCCTGCGCAGTCCCCCCAAAGACTCCAAAGACTGAGCCGGTCGTTAAGGTATCGGAGTCACCTATAATATCTACTCCGACCCCGGACGTCAGTCCGGAGACATCTACCTGTAGCCCTGTGCCTGAGGTTACAGTTGCCATATTTAACAGCCATGCTGTTGTGTTGGTAGCAGTAGTTACATAGTCCCCACTCTCATTTAACTGGAATACCTCTGATCCATGAGGCCCTACTGCAAAAGCAGTTCCTGTTCCAGTGTGGCAAGCTCTTATGACTGAAACGTCGTTATCGTCTGCTTCGCAATGCAATAGATCTGTAGTCCCGGGATTCCCTGAGTGTTGGTGTATGTGTACTAGGTCACCACTGAATCCTCCAGTGGCTTCTATCTCAAAGCCTCCATCTGCTGTTGCTGGAGCTTGATAAGTGAATTTGATCTGCTTGTTAGCCATAGTGAATGCTTTATTCGCGCTAGGGTTTTCTAAGTTATCCAGAGTGTGTGTGTGTCCTGGATTTGATCCGCTTGTAACATTAGCTCCCGTCACTGTAGTTGCGGCAAGGGTACCTGTGACATCAATTCCTGTCGCGTTTACTCTACCTATCTCAGTCCCTCCTGCGATTAGGCTTAAATTGTCTGCTGCTTGCTGACCGATCCCTGTATCTTTATCACTTTGATCTGGAATTAAAGTTGGGTTTGTACTGCTTGCAGCCTCATTTACCATAACAGGGCCTGCTGTGTTTTGACTTTGAAAAGTATTTGGATCCCAGATCCAGTCAAGAGATCCATTGATTATTACATACATCTTATCCCCGGCCGCAGCCGTGAAGCCTGTCTGTCCCGTGCCCAATCTCAAATCCGGGACAGTTTGACTAGCAGAATTATTTGATCCATTTAATATAATTTGCCCCGATTCATTATCTCCTGAGTGCATAATTACTTTCATCCAGTCTTTATCTCTACTAGCTCCCCCAAATACACCCAATAGATAACCTGTTGTCAGGTCGTCAGAATCTCCAGTTATTTTTATCCCTTGCCCCGAAGTTATTGTTGCAAGGTTGAATGATACTGCTGGCCCTCCTGTAGTGGCACTTGTTACCCAATCACATCCATTTCTTCTTAGCGTTAGGTATAGATTGTTATTCTCTCTGAAATAGTAAGCATATAAATTATCTACGTCAAACTGCATATTATTTGCGTCTCTTATAAGAATATGTGGCCTATCCTGTCCTTTAGCTGCGTACAGTCCAAGATGTTTCCCAGCACCGTCCCCGCCATAGATCTTGCTCTCTGCTCCCGTTGGATCTAATAGGATATCCCTATTGTTTTTTGGTACTAATTCAGTTCCATTGTCCGTCCATAGCGCTGCACTGTCTACGTATTCCTTTGTCGCTATGTCCTTTGCGTTTGTAGGCGTGTGCTGTACTGTACCTTCCTTAGCAGTGACCGCGCCTGTTCGTACATGAGGATCAATATTCTCTCTAATATTATCATATCCAATCTGGCCCTGCTTTCCTTTCTGTGCTGGCCTAAACATTCCCAGCATTTTATTAGCATTAGCCTTAGCCATGTTAAAAAAAGAGAAATACAACTATTTAAGACTTTTCTTAAACAGCTGTAGTTATTCGAGGATGCCCTTTGATTTTAAATCCTCGATCAGAGTGCATAGACCATCGCCTATAACTGCCACTGCTGCATTTGCGTCAATAGATCTATCTGTTGTTACGTTCGTTGTTGTCCATGCTCCAGTAGCAGGCTGTGTCGATTTAATGGCTATTGATTGTACTGATTCCTCTACCATTACTTCTTCACCTTCTTTTTAGGCTTCTCTGCTGCTTTGAATTCGTCTATAAACTCTGAAAGGTGAGGATGATCTCTCCCTGCCAAATATGCTCTACGGGCGAGTTTACGCCTCGTCGCCATTGTCATCTTCGAGTTCCTCCTCTTCCTCTTCCAATTGTTCTTCTTCATCTACCATCTTAAGCTTCCTCTATGTTAATGACAAAGACCTGCTGTCCGTTTGAACTCGGAGCAAGTAGCCAATTGTCATTAGCGCTATTCCTTAACGCTTTTATGGCCGTCTTAGCGGCGGATGATAGAGGCAAGGTATAAGGCCCTGCCTCAGTAACATCACCTGCTGCCATTTTAAGCCGCCGTGTTGTCGATCAAAGTTATGGCTTTTGGATTGGTTAGCTGTGCTTGTCCTAATTCCCAAGCTCTGATTGTCCAGTCTTGTCCCGGAGTCTCAATAGTCTTGACAGTTAGAGGCATAGCTTCTACCCAAGTTCCACACTCTTGACCTACACAAACTAAAGCGTAGTCTGCGGTTACTGAGTTAGACACAATTATGTTTAATCCCAATATCTTTCCGACTCTACCGTTTCGAGTAACGCCATCAGTGTAGAATTGCCCTGCGTTCCGAACGTTAGCATTCCCAAGAAGGTTTGCAAAATCCTTTGGATTGACTAGTAAAAAGCCATTTCCATTCAATGGATCATAGTTGTTCTCCTGAATAGCCTTAATCGAATCAAGTATATTCTGGATTGGATCTCTGTTTGCTATCGTTGCAGAATCCCATTCGCTTCCAGCCGCGATGCTAACTGAGTTGATGTTAGTTGCCGACTGAGACTCTGAGATAACATCCCAAATTTCATCATCGACTGACTTTGCGACTGCTCGACCGATTCTGAGCAAAGTCCTAGCTATGACATCAACGTTGTTCAACATAGCGTCTTCCATCGCAATTACGCCTTCCATTCCATGCTTCAAGGTTACGCCGCTTTGCTTTGTCCATGTTACCTCTCCGTATGGGAAGTTAGCGAATCTCGGTATTCCTTTCACATTAGCACCAGTTCCGCCTGTCAGATCAGCTGCTGTTTCTTGATAATAGACTTCACTCCAAGCTGAGCCCTTCTTAATCATAACTACGCTCTTGAATCTATATTCTTGTAGAGCGAATCCAGTTACGACTCTCTGGACGTCCTCTGCTCGAAGGTCTGCCATACTTGCGGAATCTGCCATTTTATGCGTACACTCCTACTGCTACTGCAATAACTTCTCCGGATGCGGCGGTTTCTAGTGCCTTGCCTACTCGGTCTCCAAGTAGTTCGTCGCCTGCGTCCTCTGCTTTTACCTTGTTTGCTCCGTCTGTGACTACATAAGTCCCAGCTGCCGGAGTTGACGTGTCCGTCGTCATATCAAAAATGCCCTTTGTCCAGACACCTATGTTAGTGACTCCATCGTTTGCGGTCTTCTCTTCTGCTGCTATACCTGCGAAAGATCCCTCATCACCTGAGAGAGCTGCAGTTCTAGGATCTGAGATTGCTAATACTGCACCCTTAGCTATACCAGTTCCGTCAGCACAAGTAAACCGTATTGGCTCACCTTTTGGGTAACCCAATAATTCAATGATTACTGCTTCGTCTGCCATTGTATTTAAAATTCTAATTAAGAATATTTAAATCTTTCTGGGAAATCGCTATGCGACGACGAAAAAATTATTTATCCTTTTTTTGCTTATTTTGTCTTAATTCTCTCTGTTTTTTTATGTATTTCATGGCTTCTAAATCACCATCGTCGCATTCAGTTAGGAAATCAGCAAATCTTCGAATATTTTCTTCTAAATCTTCCGGCGTCCAAGTCCAACAATTCCCACAGGTATTTTCCTTATCCCTCGGCGTATTTTGAACGAATTTGCGATTCTTTTCACAAACTTTACATTTCTTTTTAACTAATATTACCACGTGATTTCTTCATCAACGGATCTAAACCGAGCCCTCCGAATGCTTTTTCTATCCTTTCATCAGATTCCGAGTTTGGATTCTTCTCTTCTCTTACGTTACCTCTTCCGCCTCTTTCCACTTCGTCTAAGAGCTTTAAGACTTCTCTCTTCTGCTCTTTTAGCTTCAATTCCCTGTTTTCTATCTCTAATTCCCTTTCTCGGAGCTTTTTGTCTGCTGCAGCTTCAATTCTCTTGTCTATGACTTCATCTGTCTGTTTTATCTCTTTTTTGACTTCAGGCTCCTCATTTTCAGGTTTACTTTCTGTTTCTTCCATAATCCGGAAAGGAAAACCTTATATTTAAGTATTTCGATAAAACTTTATGAAAGAAACATTGATTCTATCAATCTTCGCGAATTTTTTATTAGTTATAGGAATTTTTTGGCTATGGGTATCGAAAAACTAAAGAGAGTAGTATGGCTCCTGCAGGAGAGACATCCCGGTGGTGTGTACCGGCGGAAGGAAGTAGAACGTGCTATCATGGAGATCTGCGGATATCATCCTCAGACAATTAAGACTGTCAAGGCTGCTCTCCTTAAGGTTGGGTATTTGCGTCACGATCACTACCGTATGAAACTCTGTGATGATTTTGATTTCTAAAATTCTGATGGTAAAAAATTCACCGACCCCTAGATATTAGACAATGTAAAAATCCCAAAGATCGCAAAGGATCAACGGTACAAACAGTACAAATAGCCCAATTACAGAGGTATAAATGGGAAAATACTGCCCGAGCGGGCTTTGCACCGCGAGGGCAGTTAGTATAGGGAAATAGTAGGGAACTAGTGGAGAATCATCTTAAGAGAAAATAGACCCCCGAGCGAAGCGAGGGGGGAAATAGTTAGCAGGCGGCAGCCATCTCTTATGGATCAAATAAAGGGAGAACATACCCGGCACTTGTATGGGAAAATAGTGCGGGCGCCCGCAGGCGCCCGAGCGAAGCGAGGGCGCCCGCGAGCGGAGCGAGCGGGGGGGCGAGGACCACTTTTGTAGGTCCGAGCCCCCGTACTTTTCCAACGAAAGCTTTAACGTGGACAAGAGCTCAGCTCTTGGACTGTTATTGCTTTCGTTCATAGACGTGTGCGCGCTTGTGTCTGTGTGCGTGCTATTGCGAGAGGAGCCCGAAGGCTTTCAGCCGAGGGCGACTCGAGCTGTCGCGCCTGTTATCACGAACTATCACAGATCAAGATACTACCTATCACGATTTGAGATAGGAAGGATTGAGTAGCAACTTATAGGCTACAGTGAACAGATCATTATATATGATGAACTAAACGTTAACGTAAGCGTTGGCTTGACATTCATAGTAGTTCGGTATGCCGTGAGCCTCTCCCGCAACTACCTAGCCGTCTAAATAACGCTATTCTTAGAGAGTAGTACATTAAGACATAAACATTGTATCAAAAAAATAAAGTCTAGCTACAAGAGCTAGACACACGCGCACACTCACACACACGCTCTTAT